TACCGAATGACAAATCCAATTCTCCAAGTAGCCAGTAGCTCCCGATGGATAATTGTCGTGGTGGATGTAAGCAGCATGGACGAAAGAATCATAAACCGTATTATTCAGGTCAAAGAACAGGTCTCCGCTGTGTTGAAAAAGATAAATACCTCTTGTACTCATTTTGTTTCCCCTTATTTCCAAGTATCCAGAGATTCCTCTACCGCTGAGAACCAGTAAAGCAAATCATCCAGAATCATTTTATTTGTATAATCCTCGTAAAAGCTGAAATCAAATACCCAGCAAGTTTCATAACGCAAAGTGCTCGCATAAGGTTCCTTTAACTGAAGATCAATAACTCCCGCATCAATATCAATCTCGAGAACCTTAGACATCCTGTTCTTGCCAAGGGCGCGAATGATTTGCTGTTTGTTCATTTTGTTTCTCCTAGTTGATAAAAAAATCCAGAGAGGTCGCTCTAGGAACGACCTCGAGTATTGCTCTAAATGTGCTCACTCCAGAGCTTGATATCTTCGTCCGATATCTCGCATTGGATAAATTTGTAAGTAGAAAGTAGCCGTCGCATTTTACTGGCTACGGTCTTGGTAGGCTTCTCTCTAAATTGCTTAGTCCAAGCCTTATACACTTCCATTGGCTTGAGCGTTCCGCGTAAACAGGCGTCCATCACCTGCGCCGTTGTTGCTGTGTTAATGAAAATGAAGTGTTGGAAATCCGCAGCTAAAAGTGCTCGAAGGTCTTGATCGTTTAGGTTTTTCATTTTTGGTTCTCCGTTTGGTTTATTAAAAAAATCCAGAGAGGCCACTTTAAAAATGACCTCGAGTATTTTTCTAAATCAAATTGGCCTTTATGACGCGATAACCATGTTCCTGCAATAACTGTTCCTTGATACCGCTTTCCATATCCCTTTTAATGAATTTGGGATTACTACCAAACCAAGTCACTTCCTTATCAAGTAATACAGAGTTATGGGTTTCATTTTGAAAACCAACAAATGCAAACTGCTTGCCTTCCTCAGTGATTCTAAATTGAATATCAACTACCCCACCTAAAAAATTAAATGTATGTTCATACTGGTTCATATATTCATCCTTATGTAAAGCTACTTATTTATAGAAGTTCCTATTATAAGGACTTCCATATATATATCCAACAAATATCCAATAATTTTATTATTTATAACTTATTGAAATAATTAGTTTTTTTGAATTATTTTATATATTTAAAATATATACAAAATATATACAAAAATAATAACAAATATATACTTATAGCTATATAACTTATTGATTTTATTAGAGTTTATACTTGATAAAGAAACAGGTTTATTCCAAAAAGGGAATAACTATAATTAATCAATAGGAAAAAAATAAGGAAAAAAAAATGCACTACTACGCTCACAATATTAGTGACTTCAATAACGCGACTCGAAACCTAAATTGGATTCAAAAATACTGCTACCGAGAATTGATTGAACTTTATTACGATAAGGAAAGGCCAATAAAAAATGACTTAGAAGAAATTTATTTTGTACTCGGCGCAGACACTTTAGAAATGCAAGAGGCTATCCAGATCGTTCTAAAATATTTCTTCACGCTAGAGGATAATTTTTACAGGCACGAAAGATGCGACAAGGAATTAGCTATATACAAAGACAAACAAACAAAACAAAGCATAGCTGGCAAGGCATCAGCAGCAAAAAGAAAAGCATTAACAGATGTTAAGCATTCGTCTAACAATCGCGCACCAACTAATAACCAAAAACTAAAAACTAAGAACCAATTTAAAAAACCATCTTTCTCTGAATTGGTTGGCTATCTCCAAGACAGAACATCAATCCCTCAAGTTGTTGCTCAAGAATTTCTCAATTACTACAACGCGAATGGTTGGAAGGTTGGTAAAAATTCAATGAAATGTTGGAAATCCGCAGCTAATGGCTGGCTAAACAGAAAAAGAGAATGGGAGAAAGAAAATGAAGAAAGTCGGAGAAATAAGTCTAAAACCAAATCAGACCGAAACGATCAAGACCTTCGAGCACTTTACAATTGAGGAATTCGGGCAAGCAATTCGCATGCTATTAGGTTATGGGAAAAATGCACCCGCAATAGGTTCGACTGATTTTAAAATCTGGCACAGGTCTATTGCCAAGACATTTACATTTGCAGAACTCCAAGCGGCAGTCATTAAGCTAGAAGATTTCACAGGGTACTTGGATTTGGGAACTTTGCGAGAATACTGCAAGGCGGCTAGACCCCCAAACTATGTAAAAACGATTGAGCACAAACCAACACTTTTAACAAAAGAGGAGAAGAGAAAGAGAATTAAGAAATTAAGACAGGAACTATCAATATAAACTTTTACCAGTAAAGCTGCTGGTTTATAATTAACATTAATCACAAAAGGAAAAACCTATGTTTAAGTTTAATAGAACAGAAATTAATAAAGAAGAAGCACAAATGTTTTGGGACTATGTCTTAACAGGCCATATAGCCCAAGACAATGAGTATTACGAAAATTCCATTGTTGAGAAAATCAATTCAATGATACCTGACGGCTATGAAGCTCACGAAATAGTCATCACCAGTAAACTTCAATCTGATTTTGTCGAGGAGAAACAAAATGACGAATAAAACAATTAACAGTCTAGCTGAAAAAAGCGTAATAGATAGCGAAAAGAACCTGAGATATTTATCTCAACCTCTGAGGGTAGAGGATATCGAGTTTAGGGTTGGCGCATCTGGAACGGATAAATCTGGAAAGAAATGGGTTCTGCTTATGGCTTACAAGAATGCCAGAGTGGATATGCAGCGATTGGACGATGCTATTGGTTCCCTTAACTGGCAGCGCAGACATGAACTTATTAATGGAAATCTGCATTGTCATGTTGGGATAAGAAATCCAGAAACAGGTGAATGGGTTTTTAAGAGCGATGTTGGCGTACCCAGCAAATCCGAAGCAGTAAAAGGCGAGGCAAGCGACTCATTCAAAAGAGCTTGCACAAACTGGGGTATTGGCAGAGAGCTTTACAGCCTGCCAACACTCTTTACCAGAAATATTGAAGCCGCATCAGATAACAATCTAAAAAGGTGGGTGTGGAACGCTGAGTACAATCACAGGGACTTGATTACAACCCTGTCCGCAACATTTGACGGTAAGCTAGTGGGTAAATGGGATCACAAATGAGCGTAATCAATGCCGAGGATAAATTTCCCGCAGCAACCGGATTGATTTGGTTCGACTGCGAACAGGGAAGTGATGAATGGTTTGAATGCCGATTAGGTGTGCCTACAGCTTCAAACTTTAGCAAGATTGTCGACACGAAAGGGAATTCGTCTCGGCAAGCCCTAGGCTATATCGATCAGTTAATCGGTGAGGCTATTACCGGAGAAACATATAGCTCTTATAAGGGGGACAATGCTAACTACTGGCTGGAGAGGGGAACAGAGCTTGAAGATGAAGCCAGAAATCACTACATGGGCATCACCGGAGCAGATGTGGAAATCAAGGGATTTGGTTTCAATCAGGTACTCGGTGCAGGGTGTAGCCCAGATGGTCTAATTGGTGATGATGGTGGTTTGGAAATCAAATGCCCTAGCCCCGCTGTTCACAACAGGTATCTTAGGGAGAATAGAGTTCCACCAGTCTATTACCAGCAAGTCATGGGTTCGTTGCTTGTAACTGGTAGACAGTGGTGGGATTTCTTTTCATATCACCCGCAGTTTAAACGACAGCTAATTGTTAGGATCGAAAGAAACGAGGAGTATCTAGAAAAAATGGAATTGCATATTACCAATGCGGTGAGTGCGATTGCTGTAGATGTACATAAAGAAAAATCAAGTAAACGCAGAAAAAACATAAAACCTAGGAGTTAACAAATGCGATATGGTATAAATAAAGTCATCCTTGTAGGAAATGTTGGAGCCGACCCAGATATTAGATCGACGGCTGCTGGTAATGCTGTTACAAATATCTCGATTGCCACAAGTGAGTCTTGGGAGAAGGACGGAGAACAACAGGAGCGCACTGAATGGCACAGAGTTGTGTTCTTTGGAAAACTTGCTGGTATTGTTGGCGAGTATGTAAGTAAAGGTTCAAAACTTTATATTGAGGGCAAATTGCAGACAAACGAATGGGAAAAGGACGGTGTTAAGCGATACAGCACTGAGATAGTTGCCAACGAAATGCAAATGCTTGACAAGAAAGAAAAAAAATCCAATCAGGAAACTAATCAGAAAAATCAGGAAGAACCACAAAATTTTCAGAATTTTCCAGATGATGATATTCCGTTCTAATCCCCATAGGGCAGGGGAGTACATATCTCCCTTCCTGCGTTCCGGTGGCGGCGTTGCCCGATAGCCATCACTTCAAAAAAAAGCCCCCGTTAATGCTGGGGGCTAATTTACAAGGGAGAGAAACAAATGACCTTAGGAGTCGTAAACATCGTACCACTAATTTAAAAGGGTGAGCAATGAACATTGCAAAGAGCACAAAAATAGCACAAAACCAAAAGGATATTACTAGCGCAGAATTAGCGCGCAGACTTAATACCAGCCCTCAGAACGTGACTCATATCAGGCGTACAAAGAATCCAAGAATTAAACGGGTAATCGAATTGGCAAGCATATTCGATATGTCCATTGATGATTTTGTTGGACTGGGAAGTGACTACTAACAAACCCAAGGAGTACGCTTTGTCGGACGAAAGTAATACGCGCTGGTATATCTCAAACGACTATCAGCTCGAAAAATACATCGAAAGCGTTAGAGAAATCTACACCAAGAAACATTATCTAACCGCCGTAATCAAAGCAGGGAAGCAGCGCACCATTCAACAGAACTCCGCACTACATAAATTCTTTGAGATTCTTTCCAACGAATTAAACGAAAGCGGTATAGAAATGTTACATTTTTTCAAAGAAGGCGTGGACATCCCTTGGACTCCCGCATTGGTGAAGGAGCTTATCTGGAGACCCGTACAGGAAGCCGTCCTAGACAAACGGTCAACTGCCGATGCCAAAACCGCTGAATACAATAAAGTCTATGAAGTTCTAAATAGACACCTTTCCCAAAAGCATGGTATTTATGTTCCATGGCCACAATCTGAAACTGAGAGGTGAATCATGTTTAATGAATTCATGCCTGCTTTACATAAAGCTCACGACGAGATAACTTGCTTTGGCTTGCAGAATATTGACGAACTAAAGGCGAAACAAACGTATAATGAATTAATCGAAGCACAGATTAAAATTTACAACTGTTTCATTAAGCCTTACGCAGAGCGAATAAATGTTCTGGAAGAAGAAGAAAGAAAACTTGGAGCGTTCTCGGGACTTTTACATAAAACCTGATGACGTCAAATTCTTGGAAACGCATGGATGCCCAGTTGCAAGTAAACGATTCTCTGTTGAACTGTTAAAACTTCGGCAAAAGGACATGGACGAGGAAACCCTAGCTCGTTCCAGAAAAACCATTCTTGCACTACGAACGGGTCAATTCTATGGCAAAAATTACGGTTAATTGGGACGAATCAGAAACAGAAAGAGTTATGAAAGCAATAGAACAAGCGGAATTACTGGGAGAAACCATTGCCGACCTCAAAGAAATCGTCCAAGACCTCAAGCAAACAGTTAAGAGCCAAATGCCTCAAAGCAATACAACTCCTAGCGAGAATTAGCGCGACTGATGATATAGGTGTTGCTCAGTGTGTTAGCTGTGGTCGCAAAGCACATTACAAAGAAATGGACGGTGGTCACTTCGTTCCAAAAGGGGCAAGCTCATATCTAGCGTTAAAGATTGAAAACGTCCATCCCCAATGTAAGGCCTGCAACGCTTTCGGCATGAAACATGGTTCCGCAGCTCAACACTATACCCTCTGGATGCAAGATTATTATGGCGCGGACTATGTGAAGGACTTATTAGGATCAAAAAATAAACTCATAAAAATATACAAAGCAGATTATGAAGAAATGCTACAAGAATTTAACGATCAAATCCAAAGACACAAAGACAGACTCGGAGAATAAAATATGCGGAGAATGCTGGATTCGTTACGGAAATTTAGACTGCCAGTGTTATTTGACAAACACGACTATGACGCCATCAAAGTTGCCATGTCCCAAGAAGCCAAAAAAAGCCAAATCGGTGGTAACCATTACTCACAAATGACCATTCAGCCTGTGGAGTTTATTGAAAAAAATAACCTCTCTTACTGTCAAGGAAACGTCATAAAGTACATTTGTCGTTACAATAATAAACATTCTTCTCATGAAAAACAGATTCAAGACTTAGAAAAAGCCAAGCATTATATAGACTTGCTAATCGAATCAAAAAAGTTGTAGTTACAGTTGTAGTTACAGTTTTAGTTATAGCTGCACCTAGAGTTATACCTATAGCTACTTTGTCATACCGAGAATGGAGTCTAAGTTATAGAAAAACCTTTATATTCAGTGAAGTTTTTTTAGGCAAAATAGAATAATTTGAAGGAAGGGAAATGTCTGTTATTTACGAAACCACCGAACCTACCGAAACCGATATAGAACAAATCAAAGAATCCATTGATTCTATTCTGGATTGCTGTGCTGCGGGAATGATGAAAAGGGAAGAGGTTATTTCCCAGATTTGGCTCGCCCTAATCGTTAATGACGAAAACAGTAGATATATTCACTAAAATCGTATTTTTAACGCTCTGAGAGACGATTTGAGAGCGTTTTTCGAGTATTTTATAGCTTTAGTAAGGGTGCTTAATGAAATCGCTTAGAATCGCTCAGATTTTAAAGAGGCATGAGGGAGTCAGGCGCTTTCCTTACTTCTGTCCTGCAAATCAAATCACAGTGGGCGCAGGTAGAAATATCCAGCAAATACCTTTTTCCGATGATGAAATAGAGCTGATGTTATCCAATGACATAAAACGGGTAACAGATGAATTAGATAAAACCTTTCCTTGGTTTCAGTATCTAGAAGGCGCAAGAAGGGACGCTTTTATTTGCATTGGGTATAACTTAGGGATAAGCCGCCTTCTTAGCTTTAAAAAAGCATTGAAATCAATGTCTTTGGGTGATTGGGAAAACAGCGCTTATCATTTCCGCGATAGCAGATGGTCGGCTCAAGTAGGGCATCGAGCTACTGAGCTAACCCAGATGATTCAGACCAACAAATACATAACATAA